AGCAACTAGCCGCGTCACCATATCCTGCGGCACAACTACGTCGTCTTGCAACTCGATTACGTCGGAGTTATCCGGCACCACACGGAGCCCGACGTTATGAGCCCTGGCAATCGGGAGCATGTACGGCGTTTCGATAAACGTCGTATTCTTCTTGCCAAGCCGCTCCATCAATACCGACCGGATATGCGGCGGAACGTGATTCAGCACAACCACGCGGTAGGTAACGTCCATAAGTGCGTTGTGCGACTCAATCACGCTTTGCGTTACAGAATCGCGACTGAATACAGAAAGCACAATCATCACAACGCCTTAAATATCAGGAACCACGCTTACAAGCTTGGTATGCAATCGCAACACCACGCCATAGGGATCGCTCTCGGAATAGCAGCCAGTGCCTGCAAAGTCCAGCACTTCGTAAGCGCGCAGATTCCCTCCAATCACAAATGAGATCCGGTCGCCACGTTCAGGATCCATCGGAATGCCATCCAGCAATAAAAGACCAGCCTCAACAAGAAAGTCGATGACCTTGCTTTGTGTTGTCACGGACTCATCCGAACTGAACTCGAACGCCGTGTTACCTACCGTAACAGGAAGCTCGATCTCGATACCGCCGCGCGAATAGATCGCCGTGAACGAAGCGTGTTTGGAACGCTGATCGTTCAACCACCTAACGGCGTTTGCGATCATGTCACCCATAGCGAGCCACCCGGCCGGGATGGTCTTACCCCACCCGGCCGGGGCCCCATGCGACTCACGGAATCAATAGAACTCGGACGGTTGCGTCATCGTCAGTAGCGGCCTGGATGGTCTTACCCATCTGAACGGCGCTGCTGCTGGATGCCGTGGCGACCTCGTCGCCGTAATTCCAATAAACGATCGTGCCGGCCGGGATGGCGCTACTGCTGCCCGTGTCCTTCGGAAAATCGAAAACGCCAGAAACGTCAATTGAGCCCTCGACGTTGGCTGCAATATCAGACGGCGCAACACCGATCAGATCGACCTGCCGAATCACGTCGCCAGCCTCGACAGCTGCACCTGGCGTGTACGGAATTGTTTTGCCTTCTGAAATCCGAGTTGCCATTGCCATAACTAAGCTCCTTGTGTTTGTCGTCACGCAACGGTACTGTTACGCGCTGCCCTTCATCTTGACACCGGCCCGATAGTCCTGCTTGGATACGCCGAAGTCGAAGTAACCACGCATCTGGATGCCGAGCACGTTGAAGTCCGCGTCGGCAGACTCCACCACCGGCGTTTGCACGCCGTTCAAGAATGCGACTTCGATGGTCGACAGATCGGCTGGATTGGCCAAAAGATACCACGCCGCAGCAGAGTAACCTGTGATGTTGGCGTCGCTCAAATACCGCGACATCGCAACAGTGAACTTGCCGGCGTGAGGATTCGAGGTCGCATACTTAGTGGTGGAAGTTGTGTCCCGAATCTCTGTGCTGTTCATTATCTGAGAGGCCGTCACGAGCAAGGCCGGAGGCACCAGAAGAATTCTCGGGGTCAGTGCAAGCGGATCACCGTCTGCGTCAGTCTGAGTCAGGAACAGCAACTCTGCGGCGGTCAATCCGTTGATGCCAAGTGCCGTAGCTGAGCCTTCCGCATACGCACCAAGCTCGCTCGTGAAGAACGAAGAGTTGTCCATGAACTCAGTCCAGAACACTTTGTTCAGCGCCAAAGCTGCGCCGCGTCCGATCTTGCGGGGGACAGCCTGCAACGCATAAGTATCCGCCTTGTTGGTAAACGATTCCTCGTCCACCTTGCCGTGGGTGATCTCGCCGGCCGGGGAGACCTTCTCGAAAGTCAGATCGCCTGTCAGCCGGTAGCTCGTGCTCGTCTTGAAGTCGTTAACAGGTCGCGTACTGCAAATCTGACGCCATGTATCCTCCACAGCCATGAATGATTCCAGCAAGAACTTGTTCGCGACGGTACTCAGAATGCCAGGCAGGCTGATCGTACTGAACGCGGCCCGCAATACCTCGCGGGCGTTGCCAGTAGTGATACGTCCACGACCCGCGTAGCCGTTGGCCTGAGCCTGAAGAATCAACAGCTCCTGGAGCCCGAGCCCGTGACGGAAGCCAGAATGCGCCGCATCCAGGGTCGGAGCGTCAAACTGCTTTTCCGCTAGCGAAGAATCAATCGACATGACCGCCGCCGCAGCGAGCACGTCGGCTTTCGGCACCTGGTTCGTGGTGACGTTGTTGTCAACCTGTTTCGGCCGTTCTGCCTTGAGCACCTCGACCTCCGCCTTTTCGACCGTCCAGCCGTCGCGAATGGCCTGGGCGGCGATGGCGAGATGCCCCTTGCACACAAGCTGAATTGCCGACTGACGATCCAGCTCCGCGGCCATGCGCTCCCGCTCCAGGGCGATCCGATCCGGATCCTGCGGGGTGGCGGGCGGGGTGTCTTCCGCCGTCGTATCGATAATGGGTTCGGCCATGTCGGCCTCCTCTCTGGCCTGGGCAGCGACCTTTACAGTGGTCCGAGAGTCAGCGCCCAGGTCAACAAAGCTGATCTCGCCCAACGTGGAATTGCGAACAATCGTGAGCGGCCCCTTGAAAACTTTCCCGTTAACCGTGGCCGTTTCCCTTTCTGAAAGCCGCTCCAGTTTCTCGATAGAAGCGCCGATAGATGCCTGCCATGGGAAGCCCTTTTTCGCCGCCGCCACAACCTCGCGTGCGGCTTCCGTGTCTCGACTCACCACACCCTCAGCGACAAGCTTGCCGTCCGTGACCGAAACTTTGGTTGTATGACCAACGCCGTTGGCGCTTTCATGGCCGAGACGGATCGGAACACTGCGGGCCGGAAGCTTCAAACCAGCAAGGTCCACCACCACCTGACCCATCCAGCCGAGATTCATGACCGCCCCGGTGTAGCCGACCATCTTGAACGTCGGCAACTTCTCGCCGTCCGCGGCTGCTTCAATATCTACCACGACCGCCGACAACTCGATAGCGTCAGGCGTCGGCGAGTCAGTCTCGCTCTTCTTCTTCGCTTGTCTTTTCATTTTTCAAGTCTCCTGGCTGGATTCCCAGCTTTGTCATCAATGCACGCTCGCGGGCCACCTGACGAAGCTCTCGCTCCCAATCGCGCCCCTGACGTGCGTATTCCGCGGCCAGCGTGGTCGTGAGACTGGCGAGTCGCTGGGCCTGAGCGGACGCTTCCTTTGCGGGGTCCACGTGTTCTGTTCCGTCCCAGAACCACTCACGGTCAATCGGCCAGCGCGAGCGGTCACGCTCCAATATCCACGCTTCAAGGATTCGCTCCAATACCACCAACTCACAGTCAGACTGCTCGATGTCGATGGCCTTGTAATAGACCTGGTGGTCAAGTCGACCGCTGGCGTAGTTGTACTTAGAACTGTTTCCGGCCGCAACATTGAACGGCATGTTCAGGCAACGGGCAATCTCGTTGAGGATTTCGCCCTTGAACATTTCGTAAGTGTTCGTAGGCTGCTCTGACTTGAACTGCTTTGCTGACCAGCCCTCGGGGCCAAAAAGGCCCATGTTCGGCCGAAACTCCATTTCGGTCATGGGCTCAACTTCTGCGGCACCCTCTTCGGGTGGTGCATTCGTCTCCATGATGAATGAGATGTTCGCCGCCGTCTCCGCTGCGGCAATTACGGCAAGAGTGTAACGACGGAGCTGTGAGAAGAGCGGCAGGGCTGGCATGATCTCAGGCAAGCCTCGAAGCTGGCCTGGTCGGTCCACACGGAACCAGTGGATCATCGCACTGGATGGCACGTCGGCATACTCGGCAGTAGCCGCAATCTGAACCCCGCCGGGGTGATACTTCAGCACGCGGTAACTTGTCGGGTTGCCGTACTCGTCATACTGAATTCCATCAGAGACCGGGCCGGCCATCAACCGCGGAGTAGGGTCAGTCACGCGGTCGGCTTCGATAGGTTGCAAATCGAGCTTGACGCGGCTGGCCAAGCTGGGATTCGTGACAAGCTGGGCAAACGCCTCGCCGTCTACCACCTTTGCCTTCCGCATCGTCCTTAGCTTGGCAGCCAGCCCTACCTCTTGTGACCACTCGTGAAACTCATCTTCAAGATCATCTACGCCATCAGCGATCAACTGGAGCCGCGGGCCGGTTCCGATGGTATCATTAGCCAACGTCTCAACGATGCCCCTGGCATACGAGTTGTTCGCCACCTCATAGCGTGCCCGATCGCGAAGCGTTTGGCGGATTTCCTTTTGGCCAGCAGCATCCGCGGAAAGACTGTCTGCGTTTGCCCAATGCTTCCGGTTTTCGGCGGTAGTCTGGGCTGAGTCGTATTTCGCCTGCACGACTACGCGGCGCGGTATTCTGCGGCTACGAAACGGCCACATTCAAGACGCCCCCGGTGGTACAATTTTGACGAATCGCAACGCACGGAGAGGTGTAGCCATGGCATCCTTCGCCCCCAGGAACTTCCTCAGCTCGATCTGGTCGCGGATGGAATGCTGATTGGTGGAGACGCCGTCAACGCTCGCCGAAGCCGGACCGGTGGCGTTCGCCAGCATGGCTTCGTCGAGGGATTCGAGTTCTTCGTCTGTCGGCATACACATTACCTCCAGCACCAAAGGTAACGCACGCCGTTTGTGAAATGCAACTAAGAAATGAAGTAAATGTCAGGTGCTACCATATGTGGTATCCAGCCCGGCAGGTGGCACTTCGTAAGTTGTCAACTTTGAACCACAATGGCGGCAGACTCTATACCTCACAATCATGCCTCTGGCGGTCGGCGTGGTGTTGAGCACGCGCAGGTCATGGCATCCACACTTGCGACATTCGAGCCCGCGTGGATCAGCAGTATCAGGGTCAGGCCACTTCTTTCTGCTCATCACTTCAGCCTAAAGTCGTCCTGGGTATACCTTTTCCTAGTCCTCGCCGCACCCTGGTCGCCACTCATCGTCACGCCAGCGATTGACGCACCAACCGCACACCCAACAAGACAGTCGAGCCAGTGGTTATCCAGACCATTCGCCCGCAGCTTCCATTCGTCGACCTCCCTGCCACGGCCTGAGGTCTTTACCCTGTACTCGCTTGCGAGGTGGTCTGCAAACAGATCGTGCACGCCCGGATCGCGGCCAAACAGAGACAAGCACCCAGTAGATCCAATGCCCTGGACAAGCCTGGCAGCTACGTGGCTCTTCCAGTGGTTGGTATCATACACGACGTGCTTGATCGCACGGCCACTGGCCACGCCCGACGATACACGCCACCCCGGACCGATCCGATCACCAGGCTTCCGGCGATACTCTCGCATCGGAGTCGAAGCCGCCCCGATGTACTTGCCATGCGAGGGAATCAGAATCGCAGCATGTACCGATGCCCGGCAGAACTGATAAATGAGGTCCGTGGTCTGACCCCAGTTAGCGTCTATCAGGCAGCGGTCAACCCGCACACGCCGGCCATCCTCTACCGGCCACTCGCTGGCGAGTATGCGGGCGGTCAGCGATTCCAGGCCGGCATAAATGCCAGCCTCCAATCCTTTTCCAGGATAGGCACGATCCAGCGTATGCCGGGCATCACGCAGCGTAAACCTGTGGGCCTTCTGCTCCGGCTCCGTTCCGTATGCCAAGACGTATCCTGTGAATCCGTCCGACCAGCCGCAAACGCACCAGTAGAGTAGCTTGGCCTGAACGTCGATAAACGCCGTCAACGCCGTACAGCCGAGAGGCACCACGCCGCGTCCTATGCCGTTCAACTTCTTTAGAATGTCTGCTGCCTTCAGCTCTGATTCTGCCTCCGCATTGGTCGGCATGGGGTCGTTTTGGTACTCGGCGAAGAATGCCCGCTTGTCCCTGTATAGCAGGTTCATTGCATTCTGAATCGCCGATATCTCGTCCTCGTTGTGCCGCTCAGCCCACGCCACCTGACACCCGGCGTCCATCGCATCGCGATTCTCGCGGTAGAACTCAGTCGCCTCCGAGCCGTCTCCGTCGTTAACGAAGCTGTCCGCCCGCAAGGTGGCATACTCATCCCACAAAGACATTTCCGTTGGGAACTGGTATACAAGTTTGCACCGCTCGCCCTGCCATACCGGATGCTTAGTGCGGTCAAGGATCTGATCGGCCATATCGTCCGGCTCGATCACCGTGCATGGCATGATGCCGCTGATCTTCTGGCCCGGGCCGGCAAGGTTGA